TACCTAAGACAGACCATCAACGTCTCAAGGAGCTTAAAGAGCTGATGATTAGGTCTGGAGGTAAGGATGTGGCTCAGAAGGTTATTGAGATAGCCCTTAATGATGAGCATCCCCATCAATTGGTAGCTTTGAAGATGTGTCTTGATAGGACTCTTCCTGTTTCTTTGTTTGAAAAGGATAAGAGTCAGAGAAGTGCCGTTACCATCAATATCACTGGCTTGGGACAAGAGCCTACGATTATTGACACTGAACCTGAAGATGTAGAGGCTAAGTATGGCTGATCTGAACTTCTCTCTACTTCCTTGGCAACAAGAGGTATTTAAGGATACGACTAGGTTCAAGGTTGTGGCTGCTGGGCGTAGATGCGGTAAGTCACGTATGGCGGCAGTTACCCTACTGATTGAAGGACTCAAGTGTCCACAAGGCTCTGCGGTTCTTTATGTGAGTCCCACTATGGGACAGTCGAGACAGATTATCTGGGACTTGTTGCTAGACCTTGGCAGAGAGGTTATTCAGAGCAGTCATGTGAACAACCTAGACATTACCCTGATAAACGGGGCTAGGATATACGTTCGTGGTGCGGATAGACCTGATACCCTTCGTGGTGTCTCTCTGACCTATGCCGTACTAGACGAGGTTGCCGACATCAAGCCCGAAGCATGGGAACAGGTCATTCGTGCCAGTTTGTCTGATAAACGGGGGAGAGCATTGTTCATTGGCACTCCAAAAGGACGCAACTGGTTCTACGACACCTTCAAACTAGGCGAATCAGAAGATGATCCTGATTGGAAGAGTTGGCACTTTACAACTGCTGATAACCCTTTGATTGACGCAAAAGAGATAGAAAGTGCTAAGAAAACCCTGAGTACCTTTGCTTTTAAGCAAGAATACATGGCTTCCTTTACCAATGCTGGCTCGGACATCTTCAAGGAAGAGTGGATCAAATACGGGGTTAAGCCTGAACATGGAAGCTATTACATCGCTGTTGACCTTGCAGGGTTTGAGGAAGTTGCCAAACAAGCAGCAAATGCTAAGAAGCGTCTGGACGAGTCTGCTATCTCAATTGTTAAGGTGACAGACGATGGGAAGTGGTTTGTTGAGAAGATTGAACATGGAAGATGGGACATCCGAGAGACCGCCTCTAAGATTCTGATAGCCATTCGAGACTACCGCCCTTTAGTGTGGGGATAGAGAGGGGGGCGCTAAAGAACGCTGTTTTGCCCTATCTTTCGGACTTGATGCGAAAGAACAACACCTATGCTCACATCATAGATTTGACCCACGGGAATAGAAAAAAAGCGGACAGAATCATCTGGGCTTTACAAGGTAGGTTCGAGCATGGCAGAATTGTGTTAAATTCGGAAGAAGATTGGGATGAGTTTGTAGACCAGTTAATCCTGTTCCCTGCTCAAGGAGTCCATGATGACTTGCCTGACTCCCTCAGTTACATTGACCAACTGGCTGTTACATCTTACATGGAAGAAGATGACAGCGAGGAATGGCAACCTGTAGATATTATTAGTGGGGTATAAGAATGGAATTCCAAGAACCTAGCGACTCAGACAAAGAGATAGTTAACTTTGTTGTCAACCATTGTGACAGGTGGAGGGATTGGAGAGATGTCAATTGCCTTGATGATTGGCTAGAGTACGAGCGAATCTTCAATGGTGAGTGGGATGCCCAAGACAAGACCCGTGAGTCAGAGCGTTCAAGAATCGTTACCCCCGCTACCCAACAAGCCGTAGAGACACGCCATGCCGAGATCATGGAAGCCATCTTTGGTCAGGGTGAGTTCTTTGACATTCAAGACGATATTCGTGATGTCAATGGTAGCCCCCTAGATGTTGCTGCCATCAAAGCACAACTCATGGAAGACTTCAAAGTCGATAAGATTCGCAAGTCTATTGACCAGATTGAGTTGTTGGCTGAAATCTATGGTACGGGCATCGGTGAGATTGTTGTCAAAACAGAGAAAGTCTTTGTCCCCGCTACTCAGGCAATACCTGGTCAAATGGGACAAGCGGCTATCGGTGTCGTAGAACAAGACCGCATTGCAGTCAAGATTGTTCCTGTTAACCCCCGTAACTTCTTGTTTGACCCCAATGGAACATCTATTGATGACTGTATGGGTGTGGCTATTGAGAAGTATGTCTCTATCCACAAGGTCGTAAAAGGTCAAGAAGAAGGCATCTACCGCAAGGTAAAGGTCGGTACTGACTCGATGGATACAGACTTAGAGCCTACACAAGAAGTCTCCCAGTACGAAGACGATAAAGTTAAACTTTTGACTTACTATGGTTTAGTTCCTAGAGAGTATCTTGAGCAACTAGAAAACGAAGAAAATGGCGAAGTAGAAGACTTATTCCCTGAAGACAGTATTCAGGATGAGTATTCCGATCTGGTTGAGGCTATTGTCGTTATCGCCAATGATGGGACTCTTCTGAAGGCAGAAAAGAACCCATACATGATGAAGGATCGCCCAATCCTTGCTTATCAGGACGATACAGTTCCTAATCGCTTGTTGGGTCGTGGTACTGTTGAGAAGGCTTACAACTCACAAAAAGCTATAGATGCCCAAGTTCGTTCACACTTAGATTCTTTGGCGCTGACTACTAGCCCAATGATGGCTATGGATGCGACTCGCCTCCCCCGTGGTGCTAAGTTTGAAGTAAAGCCAGGCAAGGCAATCTTGACAAACGGCAATCCTAACGAGATTTTGTTCCCGTTCAAGTTTGGCAATACTGATGGTTCTAACCTGACAACTGCCAAAGAGTTTGAACGTATGCTTTTAATGGCAACAGGCACTCTTGATTCACAGGGAATGGTCACTGCTGTCTCCAGAGATGCGGGTCAGGGCGGTATTTCGATGGCTACTGCCTCGATTATCAAGAAATACAAGCGTACCTTGGTGAATTTCCAAGAGGATTTCATGATCCCATTCATCACCAAAGCCGCCTATCGCTATATGCAGTTCGATCCAGAGCGTTACCCTACTGTGGACATGAAGTTCATTCCTACGGCTGCGCTTGGTATTATTGCTAGAGAGCATGAACAACAACAATTCATTGCGCTACTCCAGACTCTTGGCCCTAATACTCCTGTTTTGCCTATCATTTTGAAGGGCATCATGGCTAATTCCTCTCTGTCAAACAGATTTGAGTTGATTGAGATGCTAGACAAGATGGCTACGGCTGACCCACAGGCTCAACAAGCAGCTCAGATGCAACAACAATTGGCTATGCAACTGGCTCAGGCTCAGATTGCTGTCCAAACTACTCAAGCAGAGCAGAATAAGGCTGAAGCGCAAAAGTTATTGACTGAAGCGCAATTGATGCCTATTGAGTTGCAAGCTAAGAGCATGGCAGCTAACACCAAGAATCTACCTACTGATGACGCTTTGGCTTCACGAGAGTTTGATAAGCGTGTCAAAGTTGCTGAATTGATGCTTAAAGAAGCTGATATTCAGAACAAGGCTAAGATTGTTGAAAAACAGATGACTAGACAATGAATCCAGAACTAGAACGCTACTACTCCGAGAGATTCTCCACAATGTCCACACAAGGGTGGATAGATTTGATGGAGGATGTTGACAAAATGATAGAACCTTTAAATAATATCTCAACAATTGCAGACGAAAAAAGTTTACAATTCAGAAAAGGCGAGTTATCTATACTTATTTGGCTGAAAAACTTGAAACAAGTCAGCGAAAGAGCATTTGAGGACTTAAATGAGAAGAATGTATGAATTTGCCTGTATAAACGGGCATAAGACAGAGAGATTTGTTGATTATGAGTCAACAAGTCTTGTGTGTGATTGTGGTGAGGAGACTCATCGCATTTTATCTGCGCCAGCTTTTAAGCTAGAAGGGTGGTCTGGAGCGTTTCCATCATCGCATGGGAAGTTCGAGAAAAGTCACTTAGATAGATTAAAGGCCGAGCAGAAACTCAACTCATAAGCAATTATGCCGAGTTGAATCTCCTACAACCGATTGACGGCAGGAAAAGGAAAAAGTATGTTAGTTGATGATGAAAAAGAAGAGTTTGGCGAGTTAGAGATCGAAGAACAGAAGATCGAGCAAAAGGCTGAACTTCCTGAGAAATACAGGGATAAAAGTTTAGACGAGATTGTGAAGATGCACCAAGAGGCTGAAAAGCTAATTGGAAAGCAAGCACAGGAAGTAGGCGAGGTCAGAAAGTTAGCCGATGAACTTATCAAACAGAACCTTGGTTCACGACAGCAACAACTAGACAGGAAGAGCCTGAAGTAGATTTCTTTGAGAATCCACAGAAGGCAGTTCAAAGGACTGTTGATAATCACCCTGACATCCTAGCGGCACGACAAGTTACGCAAGAGATGAAAAGGGCGCAAA